GCACCTTTGGACAAAGGCTTCGTTTGCGGGGAGTTTGATGTTAATCTTCTTCGACTTTTTGTCGGTCCTGATGGCACTCAGAATTTTGACGTGAATTACAAATACGGCCGCGAGCAAGTTTGGGAAGAGCGCCTCGTTCTTCAGGATGACCTCTGTATTTTTCAGGGAAATTGAGGCGTTCCACGTCTTGATGTCTCGCAGGAGCTCCTCGAACACCTTGATTGTATTCTTCCCCTGTGAAATCTTCTTGGCCTCGAGCCAGATTTCCCAAAATGTTGCAATCATGCTGGGAATCATGGCGTCACATAGCTTCTTGGTGAAACGACGTTCGGATTCGTTGAGAATATCCATTATTAAGTCCCAAGGACTTATTTTGGCGAAGCTTTCCGCGGCTCACTTTTTTCTCAACTTTTGAGCCGTCTTTTGTAAATTAACGAGACCGGGAAGAATATTTACGGGATATTCCTCCTTTAGAGCCGTTTCTGGGTCGTCCGGAAGCTTTACCCATTCAATCTTGAGACTCATGGGACCGGCGTAGTTCACTATATAGCCCAGTTTCATGAGTTGTCGGGCCATGTACTGAACGGCCTTGGCCAAGTCATACCTGGGAAACCCTATGATAAATGGGGGCACGGTGACTATGCAATTTTTATGACCGAGCTCGTAGGACGTCTTAATTTTGCGACATAATTGATCGAGGAGAGCCCTGTAGGTTTCTTTTTTCGCATCCCGCTTCGTTTTTTCCATAGCCATCAATTGCTTGGCCGAAAAGGGATCCATCTATTACTTGCGGAAATTAGTTCCCAGACTCACGAGCGCGTCTCCAGATTCGTCTGGGTCAGTGTCATTCCCGACGAGTACGCCCGGGCCATATTGTCTAGGTTCGGCTGGGGCACAGGCTGGCTCAGAGCCTGCTTGAATTGGGCATTTAGCGTTTCAGTGACGCTCTTGTAAGGCAAGTACTTGTCGGGGACGTATCCGTATCCGGGCTCCGATACGGCCGATTCGGTCGTTTCATTGATAGTCACTTTTCCATCCTTTTCGACCATCGCTCGAACATCGTATTGAGTCCCGAAAAAGTGCTCAGTGTTAAAAAACATGAAACGGGAATTGTAGCTCCCATCCTTTTGGGGGTTGATGAAAAGGGTCTCGATGGGCTGGAGTTCGGGATGAGTTTCCTGAAACTTTGTGATGATCGCTCCGGTAATTTCGGGCGGGACTGGAGCCGACGTGTCCACGGGAATGCCCAGGGGAGACGCGGTGTATCCGGACCGGCTCCGGTTCCAGAACATAAGACCGGCTATCGCCGCCAGAAGAAGTATGACCAGGTTCTTCATTACGTTATGCTGCGAAAAAGTTCCAGCTCCGAAGGAGCTGTCCCGTAGAAAGCAGTTTCTTCGAAACTGGAACTGGGTGCGAAAAAGTTCCAGTCCAAAAAAAGTATGTAAAATCAAATGGCCCTTTTGGTCTACTCTGACAAATGCAAATGGTCGGGTGAGATTATATCGTACATCAAGACTCAGCCGGCCCTCCTCGAGATTGTGAGGTTTCACAACATAGCGACCCAGGGAATTCCTTCGGCCCGCATCACTCGTGTCCCGACGCTCGTGACCAACGACGGAGTCATGAAGGTCGGGGCTGACGTCAAAGCCTGGCTCGTTTCCATGGTTCCGTTCGAATTCGAATCATGGGATTCATCTGGGAATTTATGTTCAAATTTGGACGGATCGGAAGGTCAAGGATTTTTCGAGCTAGACCATTACGGAGCGTCGCTTCAGCCAGCCATGACCCCTGAACTCGAGGCGAAGATTTCGGCAAAACTAGAGGATGCAATGCAGCAAGCTCGAACTTAGAGAATTCGTTTGCTCATAGACCAATGTACCTGAAGACTATTCAGGCATCTGCCGTTAAAGCAGTCTTTGAGGTTCTCAAAGATATCATCAACGATGTCAATGTATATTTTACGCCCAGGGGTGTTCGCATCTTGACTCTGGACACGGCTCGAGTCACGCTCGTTCACATGACCCTGAATGCCGAAAACTTTGAAGAGTACGAGTGTGCCGAGGATGTCGCGGCCGGCCTAAACATGGGACACGTTTACAAACTTCTCAAGTCTGTGAGTGGTCAAGATACCCTGACCCTGAAAGTCGAGGGCCGAGACGTTATGGATATTTTGATTGAAAATCCAATCAAGAAATCTTTCACCAATTTTAAATTAAAATTGCTCGACATTAACGAGGACATACTCGACTTGCCCGACATTCAGATGAATGTCGTGACGACTCTGCCCTCTGTGGATTTTCAACGCATTACCCGAGACATGGGAAACCTCTCGAACGAGATGACAATTATCCGGGACCAGAATCGTCTCGAGCTCAGTTGCATAGGAGACTTTGCGGACCAAAAGACTGTCATCGATTTTCCAGAGTCGGTCAAGAGGACCGGAAACACATTCAGTCTCAAGTACATTAACTTGTTCACAAAGGCGACAAATATGTGTTCGGCCGTACAACTCATGCAGGATTCCGAAAATGAGAATATGCCAATTATATTCCGGTACACAATTGCAAACTTGGGGGATTTGAGATTTTATTTAGCACCAAAAATAGATGGTTAAAAATGAAAATATAAGATATCTGTATGGAGGCTCGATACCACGCCCGGATACAAGGATGTAAAACATCCGAAGAAATGGTCGAATATATACTCTCTTGTATTCCCGTTATTAAAGAATATACCGCCGAAGCGCCCGAGACTGAAACGGTCATGTCGACCGAAAGGGTCGCGAACCTTCAGGTGTCTCGGAGGGGCGGAGTCCGGAGAAGGGATATTTACAAAAAATATCTCGAAGAGGTTGAAGGTGAGTATGAATCGGTAAGGCCCCCACAGATTATGGACAAGCCCTGTAAGAATTGCGGGCACGTAAATTCAAAACTCTTGGATTCTTCGTCGAGTGAGGAGGTTTGTATAGAATGTGGAATCTCAGAGTTTATCATGGGGGAGGAGGTCGGATTCAAGGAGGAGCAAGAGATGGAGAAGAATATAGTCTATTCGTACAAGCGTGAAAATCACTTTAATGAGTGGATCAGTCAATTTCAGGCGAAGGAATCTACGAGCGTTCCGGATGAGGTTATAAGTAATTTGAGAGGAGAATTCAAGAAGCAAAAGATTAAGGACCTGACTGAAATTACACACGAAAAGGTGAAGGGACTCCTGAAAAAACTCAACTACGCCAAGTATTATGAGCACGTGGCGTACATATCGACCATCCTGAACGGGGTGACACCCCCGACCATGTCACAGGCTCTCGAAGAAAAGCTTCGTCTCATGTTTCATGCGATCCAGGGACCGTTCGAGAAGCACAAGCCCGCGACTCGCAAGAATTTTCTCTCATATTCGTACGTTCTTTTCAAACTGTGTGAGCTGTTAGGACACGACGAGTACCTTCCGTGTTTTCCTTTACTGAAATCGAAAGAGAAGCTGTACATTCAGGATCAGATTTGGGAAAAGATTTGCAAGGAGCTTCAGTGGGAGTGGATCCGGACGGTGTGATTTTTTCAAATTCTAGGGGTGTATTTTTGTCAGGAAAATTGATGAGGTATCCCTCGTCCAGATTGAGGAGCTTGAGGTAATTTCGGGTCTGAATTCGATAGCCGTCCGTGAGACGCCCTACCGACTTGAGCTCTATGACAGCCTCGCGATTGACAATTAGGTCCGCACGGATGTGACCGACGTTTTGACCCTCGTAAAAAACGGGGACGATGCGCTCAGTCTCGTAGGAGAGACCAAGCTTTCTAAGGGCAACTTCGAACGCGCAGTGATATACGGATTCGGAATAGCCCGGACCGAGCGAGGCCCAGATGTCATCAGATATTTGACGGAGTGTGGCGTCCATTAGATTTAGGACGCTCGTGGGTTTTAAGCTGCTGGGGATGGAGCTGACACCGCACAAAACAATGGAGAAACAATAATTTTTTTTTGATCATCAGACAATGTTGGTTCTGGGTCTGGCTCGCACATAACATTTGAAAGTTTTCCAGGATTGAGAGATTCTTTGTGACCTGGAGGACACTGACCGCGCAGAGTCACTACAACTCCTATAGAATCAAGCACAATCGAAGCGTTTTTCACTTGTGTCGTGCAGTTTTGTATATTTTTGGAAAAAGAAAGTTCAAGCATCATATAATCATAAATAGCCTGCTGATTTTTGCTAAGTACTTGTGTCTGTTTGCCTCTTCTGTACATGTAAAATCCTATCGCCAATCCTACGAAACAAAAAATGACTAAAAATACTAAAATTAAAATTATTTTAGCGTCCATATCTTTTAGCAACATATTTAACAGCCGGTGCTAACATTCTAAATCTTCCGAGACCCCTATTAAGTGCGGCGTTGTAAAAGGCTTTCCCGTGACTTTTGGAATATATGTCCATCAACTCTACTAATTTGTTTAATATTCGAATCTTTGTTCTTTGGTTCATATGACCATTACCCGGGATGGCTTCATAGGCCGCTAATAGAGCCGTGGCTTTGTTCTGCAGATTCGGAGAATTTGAACCGGCACTCACAAAATTGAGAACCTTATTAACAACGGGCCTGTACTGGTTTTGATGTGCAAGGGTTGTTAAATTCAAAACTTTGTGGATACTCTCTTTCAAGTTATTTTTTGCTTGAGCGGCTGTGTGTGCCTTTTCCTGTTTTAGGAGGTTCAATTCTCTTCTCAATTTTGCGTTTGCTCGATTCATAGCCCTGCGCTTGGCCGCTTGTGCCGGAGTTGCATTCATCGGTGAGAGCACTTTAGCAAGATTCAGCGAGAGACTTTCTCGTCTGGACATTAATATAACATACTAATTAATTCTAAGCGCGCGACGACCCGCATTCTCAAGGTTTCGACGGCTCGGACCCATTATACCACGGCGACGTAGTTCCGACTTTATCATGTCTCCGACATTAGAAACTGCAAAGACATTCAGGGATGAAATTAACCATGCGAGCATAGTGATCAGGGCCTTTCGTATTTTTTCATTAAGGGCCGCTTGAGTACCCGGAAGTTGCCAAATAGAATTACTCACCTTATTCATTTGGTTTATTAAATTTGAAATGCCGGTCCCGGAACGACTCGCTAACGTATATGCCGTAACACCAACGACAAAGTTTGTGGTTGTAAATCTATAATTTCCGGATGTAATCTTGCGGCTCAATATGGCCACAATTGCGGTTGCACCCGCCTCGATATATTTCTCGTACCCAACGAAATATTTTATGACTGATAAAAACCGTTTGAAAATATTAAGAATATATGAAGCATATTTTCGAGAATCGGCCGCGGACATTCTATTACTTACCCGAGCGAGGGCCAATGCAATCATTATCGAAACTATAATTGAAACTATGCGTCGAATCTGCATTCTGTTCAACCTCTTTCTTGGAACTCCGTAAAGATTCGGGGACCTACGTCGCGGACCTTCGTAAAGATTCAGGGATCGCCGACCTCCGTAAAGATTCGGAGACGGGGACCTACGTCGCGGACTCGTCGAGACGTTTCGACGCACCACGAGTGTCGTTGGCATTTTATTATTCATAAATATTTTAATGCTTAGTCCGCTTCTTATTCCCTCCTGGAGATTTCCGGGTCGAAGGTGACCGTCTACGTTTTCTGGTTTGATTTACCTGCATAGGAGAAAGATTTCTCAGATTGAGTCGTGCTAAGCTATTCACGAGGCGCTGGATCGCGTTAGTAGGCATTAAATTACGCAAAGAAATTACTTGAGGGGCGTCTTGAATTTGCTCGCATATTTTACGCGGATCCAGTGCGCATCCTCCTTGTAGATCCGCGAGGCCCGTGGAGCCATTCGTTTCGTGAGCGTGCTGACGGCCATGAGGCGGCGAAAGACCGCCAGGGGCTTCTCACCTCCGGTGTGTATCGCCTTCATAAGAGCCCGGTGACGACCGCTCCGAGCCTCGACCGGGTGATAGCCAAACCTGGTCAACATACCGTGCTTGAGCGGCCCTATGACGCTCTTGGGCTTGCCGATCGTCCCGACGTCATAGGCCGACACGCCCCTGACGCGGATCGTCTTAGCCTTGCGGACATACGAGTATCCCGGGCGCGAGGGAGACCCCTTGACCGAGACGCGTTTTGCCGTGAGGCGCCGAGTGTGAGCAGACCGCATCATTTACCATTTAGTGAGAAAAATTGTAGCCGAGGAGGAACCACCTGAGCTTCTTCTCATTTGAGGCACTGTAATTGTAAAGGTCCAAGTCGTCTACATTCACGGTTATAGACTCCATTTCATAATTATACCTTAGGTGCATCGTCGAATAAAGAATACCCATGGTGTACGTCTTGAGGTCCTTGACCGAGACGGGTTTTCCCCACGTGAGCCTGAGACCCATGGATTCCCGACCGATGAACGGGCCTCCCGGGAGCGTCTCTGCAGATCCTCCGTCTATGTAGTGCCACCCATCCTTCAATTTTAGGGGAGAAAAGACAAAGGGGACGGCGATGCTGGCACAGACTGCATCGACCACGCTCATAGTCGGGTGCGTATCTACCGAAAAGTACACCGTCTTTCCGAGATCTATGCAGTAGGCCGAGATGTGAATCTTCACCGGAAACCACTCATAGAGTTCTTGGAATGTCGGGTCATTTTTAATCTTAAATTCGAGAGGAGCCTTTAGGACTAAACTTTTGATTCGTTTCTGAGGAACCAAACCGTAATTTGTCAAAAAATTTTTGATGTTCGGTTTCGTGAGAGTTTTTAGAGGGACACCCAGTGAGTAATCCAGAATCTTTGCAGTGTCCCCCTTTGCCAGACAATAGATAAAAGCCAGAAGGCCGCCGGCGGATGCCCCAGCAATCTCTTCGAGATCATCGAGGCGGCCTTCTTGCTTTAGTTTGGAAATTATTCCGGTGAATATGAAATATCCCATGGCACCTGGGCCTATGGCAATACACTTGACCATTGATATTTTAGGTTAAATTAGTGGATGTGTCGGGACGCGCTAGTAGTACTTGGGGAACGTGCTCCGGAGAGTCGCAAACAGGACGGCAAACACGAGGGTGTGCACGCCGACCGCCATCGGGCTCGTCTGGCCCGACATAAAGAGCCCGCCGGACCCTGGGGGAATTGTCAGAAGAACTCCCGGAGTCAGGAGAATAAAGAGAACGGTCGGGACGATGAGATCTGCAGTTGTCAAATTTACCCTTATGATAAACTTGGCAATAATATAGTACAAAAAGACGTGAAGGATCGCATGGAACAGAATTTGCTTCATCGGACCGGCCGGAAGACCAAAGATGAGTCCTGGGCTCAAAAGAGCAAAAAGAACCGCGGGCACAAGAACTTTGGGGCCGGTAATATCAATCATTTACATATAGCTGATATTTTCATTGAACCAGCGATAAAAGTTTTCTGGGGGAACTCGATCCTTGATTATTTTTACACGCTGGACATAGTTCCAGGCCCGACGTGAAATCTCGTTAGGGTCGCACCCGATCCATCTATTGGCATCTACGACCAAATTGACAAATGTCGGGAAGGTGCAGCTGCTCCGCAACGTAAGGTAGTTGTCATGAACAAATTCTCGAAGGTACGACCATCCATCGAGAAGCTCGGCCGAATGGAGATCCTGCCAGTCTTCTGGATGAATTTCTACATCAAACTCGTCCGGGTCATCCGAATCCCAAGTTTGCTCGTAGTAGGCATCACGCGAATATTCGTCGTTGATACCCATTTTTTACTTATTTAGTAAGCGTTTCTGACCCTTAACTACAGATTCGAAAGCCCGGTTACGGTCACGCCACTCGTCTCCTTTGTGGGTGCGGCATCCTGGATGGCCGTCCAGGCACCCTCGACCTGGGCCTCGTTTCCTCCGAAAAACGAGAGAAGGCCCTTCCGGATGACATCCTTCGTGATCGACCCCCTCGTCTTTTTTGTCTTGAAATTAACTTTAACCTTCTCCTGGATCTTTACGGTGTCAATTTCATTCTTTTTCATGTGTTCAGTCACAAACTGGCGAAGCTCCTTTTCACGACTGTTGAGCGTGGAGAGATCTTTGCGAGCCGCGGCGAGTTGGGCCTTAAGGCCGACCCATTCAGTCATGGCGTGTTTAAAGTCCATTTCTGGTATTTTTAAAGAACTTAATAGAGCAAAGAGAGCGCGCTAATTGTACTCTGGGGTAATCTCAAACTTCGGGCGCATCACATCGGGAGGGATGGTGCTGAGGTTGAAGATTGATACGGGTGTGCGAGGATTCAGGGGCTCTGAGCGCTCTGAGCGGTTGGCGTTACGGAGCACGCCTCCCAGAGTCTCGGGGTAACCAATCTGGCTGCGCGGGTCGAGGTAATTCTGGTTGCCCAGGATCTTGTCCGGGCTAAACTGGCCGAAATCCTCGGTCGCCACCACGTCGCGCGGGATCAGACTGGTCGCCGACACGACATCGACCGAGTCCGCCGGACCGTCGAATGGGGCACCCTCACCCGCCTTGAACCGGTTGATATTTGAAATGTTAGGATAACTCATGCTTCCCTGAGTTGGGCCCTGACTGAGATTAAACCCCATAAGACCGGTTGCTTGGCCTGAACCATACCCCGACCGCTTGGGAGCGAAAAGTAAAAGAAGGATCACGGCCGCCAAAATCATTATTGCAAGTCCCTTGCGGTCCATTTATAACTTACTGAGAATAATTTTCAGCCAGATCCGAGTTCAGAGCGAAATGGTTCTTGGAGTTGTAGGGATAATTTGAATTTTCCTGGCGGGACTCCAGACTGAACCCGGCAATCATGCCCGGGATGCCCTGGGTTCCGTACTTGCTCATGCTCCGCCGACGCCACAGAAAGATGATGACCAGAATCATGACGATAATCAACGCATTCCGACGCTTCATTTATATTTAGTCGAGATAATTTACGAGTCCCAAAGGGACTCGCCTGCGGATCGGTTACAGACCCTACGGGTCTGGGCTTTCTAGTCGAGATAATTTACGAGTCCCAAAGGGACTCGCCTGCGGCTCTAGTCGAGATAATCTGCTGGGTCTTCATCCTCCTCCGGCTCATCCGTGAACAGGTACTCACGGGCTGGAACCGGCTTGGCCACGCCCCG